ACAGCAAGAACAGAAGCCGAGCTAGTTTCAAAATATAGAGAAATTGCTCTTCAACCTGAACTAGAAATGGCCATTGACGATATCGTCAATGAATGTATCGACACTGACGCAGATACAATAGTTGATATTAATACAGATAAACTTGATTATTCAGATAATATTAAAGACAGAATAAGAGAAGAATTTGATACTATCAAAGAGCTTCTTAATTTTGAAAATGAATCATACGAGATATTTAAGCGCTGGTATATCGATGGAAGAATGTACTTCCACATTATTATTGATGATCAGAATCCTAGACAAGGTATTAAAGAGCTAAGATATATTGATCCTAGGAAAATACGTAAAGTAAGAGAAGTTAAAAGAAAACCTAAGGGTCAGACTACTGTTACAGCAAAAGTAAACGAGTATTACGTTTATAACGAGAGAAACTTTTTACCAGCTGGTGGTAATGCAGGCCTTCCTTTAGATGGTACTAGCACAGTACAAGGTGTGAGAATATCAACAGATTCTATTCTACATGTTACATCAGGACTTGTAGATAAAAATAACGCACTAGTATATTCACATCTGCAAAAAGCAATTAGACCTCTTAATCAGCTTCGCACATTAGAAGATGCTACAGTAATTTATCGCATCTCTCGTGCTCCTGAACGTCGAATCTTTTATATTGATGTCGGTAATCTTCCTAAAATTAAAGCAGAACAGTATCTTCGTGATATGATGGTTCGTCATAAGAACCGTTTAGTATATGATGCTTCTACTGGTGAGGTACGCGACGATCGTAAGTATATGACGATGCTAGAAGATTACTGGCTTCCACGTCGTGAAGGTAACCGTGGTACAGAAATTACTACGCTTCCTGCTGGTCAAAATCTTGGTGAAATGGCAGACGTTGAATATTTTCAGAAGAAATTATTCCAAGCACTAAACGTACCAGTATCTAGATTACTTCCTTCTCAGCCAGGATTTAATCTAGGACGTTCTGCAGAAATTACCAGAGATGAAGTAAAGTTTACAAAGTTTGCCGGTCGTCTAAGAAGAAGATTCTCTCATATCTTTTTAAAAGCACTTGAAAAGCAGCTTATTCTTAAAGGTATTATTGCTGAGCAAGACTGGGCAGAAATTTCTAATTCTATTACTTTTGATTATGCAATAGATAACCATTTTGAAGAGTTTAAAGACTCAGAAGTACTACAAAATAGACTTACTAATCTTCAAGCTATTATACCATTCATTGGTAAGTACTTCTCAGATCAATGGGTTCGTAAGAATGTACTGATGCAAAATGATGAAGAAATTGAACAGATGATGAATGAAATTAATAATGAGGGTAGCGAGGTTGAAGAAGACGGAGATGGTGCTGATAACGCTGTAGACGATCAGAATACTAGTCGTCAACCTCAACCCAGAAGCCCAGTAACACCTAATATAGATGGTGCTGGAAGATAATTTATAAATATATTTAAACGTTTAACGAGGCGAAAAAATGAGTGATGTAGGTGATATTCTTGGTTATGCATGGGCTAAAGACGCAGTAAATCTTAAGCCTGCTCTTGATAATATTCTTTCAGCTAAGGCCGCCGAAGCCATTAGCAATATGACTGCTGACGTTGCAGCCAGTATGTTTGGCGCGACAAGCGGTAATGATGAGTCATCATCTGAAACTGTTGTTATGAACACTCAAGAAGAATCTTTTAGTACTAAATCAACAACAGATTATTTTGAAGGAACTCCAGATGCTTAAGGGTTTTAAAGAAATTGTTAGCGAAGTTGCTGAACCTCTTTCACAAGGTGAGAAGAACTTCAAAGACCTTCACGTAAAGGCTGATAATAGAGATCTAGTACCAGGTGTTACAGATCAAGATTTTCTCTTTAAAGGAAATCCTCGTAGAATGGATCCTCCTACCGCTTCTTATGAAAAAGAAGAAGATGATGATCAGTCAGTAAAGGTGTATGATAAGACTCTCAAGAGAGAGGAAGTTGAACAGGTCGATGAGCTGTCAAAGAAGACCCTAGGTTCTTACGTCAAGAAGGCAACGGATGACGTTAGCGTCAACTCCTACATCGCTGGTAGCCTGATGAAACCAAAAGCTCTCCCATACGATAAGAAGGCGTTTTCTCGCCAGAAGGGTATTGAGAAAGCAGTTGATAAGATGACTAAGGAAGACGTTGAACAGAATAACGCTAAGTATGGCACAGCAGAAAAATCAAACGACATCTACCACGTTGAAACAAAAGCTCATGGTTATAGCGGATCTCATTCTGTGCGTGCTAGTTCCCACGAAGACGCTCTAAAGATTGCAAGAAAGAAAGTTTCACACGTTGATGGTGATAAAGTTACATACAAAATCATGCATCATGATTCTGGTAAAGAAAAGACATTTACTGAAGAAGTTAAGCTTGATGAAATCTCAAAGAAGACATTAGCTGGTTATATTGGAGCAGCATCCGCTGATAAAAGTTCAGCAGCACATGATATAGGAAGAATTAATCAAAAGGCTGCAACTTTTGGAACATCTGCATCTGATAGAAAAGAAAGAGATGCATTGAATAAAACTCACGCAAAGAGATCCGTAGGTATCCAGAGAGCAGCGAATAAGCTTGCTAAGGAAGAAGTCGAGCAGATTGATGAAATCTCTAAGGATACCAAGGATCGTTATTTAAAGCGTTCAATGGATAGTTTTCAAAACGCATGGGCACAGCGCAGGAATGCTCAGTCTACTGGAGATAAAGAGACTGAAGATAAGATGCGTAAGGTCATGCAAAAGCGTAACAAGGGTATGGTTAGAGTTTATGGTGAAGATGTAGAATCTGTAGAGGAAATGCATTCAGCTTTAACTCCTCATGATCATGCTGAAGCTCAAAAAATGACTCCTGCAGAAATTAAAGCAAAGCATAAGAAGTATCTTGATACTGCAGATCATCATAGCAAAAGAATGAAAGATATGAGTCTTACTTCTAATCAGAGAATGGCTTCCAGCACTGTTGCAACAGCTGCTAAGATGGCTGCAATTGAATGGAAAAAGAAGTACATGAAAGAAGAATCAGGGTTGGATGAAAAGACTCTTACTTCAGCAGAAATGAAGAAGCGTGAAGAAGTAGTAAAGGCTATCAAGCGCGAAAATCCTAAGATGGATAAGTCAATGGCTTATGCTATTGCTACTAAGACTGCAAAAAGAGTTGCAGAAGGCACTGATACTTTCGCTATTGCTAATAAAGAATATAACTCAAAAGACTATAAAGTTAAGAATGCGAAGTATGCAACTACTCGCACTTCTGAAGTTGATAAAATGATTAAGCATGATTGTGCAAAACACGTTGCCCATGAAGAATGGGGTGTAGGTACATGCATTCCAGAAGCTCATACTATTGTAGAGACTGCTGAAGGTGAAGGTTATGTAACTCATTATGATATTGTATTTGATCACGGCATTGAGTTTAATGTTTCAGTAGAAAGTCTTCAGGTTCTAGTTTCTGAATCTCACGAACACGGACGTAGAAATATGAAAGAAGATATCGATTACGATTATGAAGGTGAGATGGCAAAAGCTGAACTTTATGCAATCTGCGATAAAGCTAAAGCTCTAGCAGATATGATGGAAGATGATATGCAGCTTGAAGCATGGTTACAATCAAAGATTACTAAAGCCAAGTATATGATTGATGCTGTTTATGATTACTTAATGTATTCAAATAGAAATCAGGCAGGCACAGGTCCTACTCCATCAGTAGTGTCTCCAACATTAGGCTATAATCAGTCAGCCGCTATGACTGACACATATGGTTCATTCTTAAACCGTATGGGTGAGTCTGTAGATCAGATGGAAGCAATGTCTCCAGAAAAGAAAAGAGATTTTGCAGCTCTAGCACACCCAACAGATAAGATCACTTATGCTGATAAGATTGTAGGTGCTAAGCTTCAAGCCGCTAAAGAAAAAGCAGGTAAGAAAAATAATAATTCAGATGTTAAATCTTCTGATATGGATAGAGATGTAAATGAAAAAACTACATCGGTAACCTTATCCAGAGAAGAGAGCGAATTAATTAGTAAAATTATGAAGGAAGACTGATGACTGTAGTGGGTATTATTAGAGCTAACACTTTAAAGACTCTTAAAGAAGACTTAAAGCAATACCCTGCAGGTATGAGTAGACAAGAGTACAATTTTTACAAAGAAGAAGTTGAAAGAGAAATAGAAATGAAAAATGACAGCAAATTTACTGTTGAAGCAGCATTCTTTAAAAAGAATTCTCTTAATTCCACTTCAAGTATATCTCTTGATGAGGCCCGCGGCCGTCCTCCTAAGGAAGGAAGCGCTGCTTGGAATCGTCAACAAGCTGCTAAAAAAGGTGAAGAAGGCGAAACTCAGGAAGCAGATAAGAATATTCATACCCAGCTTCATAAGGTTATTTCTGCAGGCAAGCCAATTACTTTTAAAAACGGTAAGACTCATAACATTAGCTCAGCTCATGCTCATAAAGCATTAGCTATTCTTCAAAATTCTAAGCCTTCAGAAAGACTCAATATTCAAAATAGTCTTTCTCATTCTCATGATAGATTCCAGGAAACTATTAAGACAGGTAAAGCTGTAGTTGAACCACCAAAGTCTAAGATTACATTAGCAAAAAGAGTTGCAGAAGAAGTTGATCCTTCTACACACAGAGCAGATAGAGGCGCTATGGTTGTTCGCGCAGTTAGAAAGCCTGATGGTTCCTACACATTAGAAAAGACTAAGAAGGGCGCCGTTAAGTCTAAAGATATTATTGACGCTCAAGAACAAACAGAAGTAATTAAGAAGGATCTCAGCAAGATCAACATGGCTGCTGACAGTATGAAAAAGTACGAAAAGGATCCTCTTTTTTCAAAAATTAAATTTAAACTTCCTCCTACTCAGGGAAATAAGCCTATCGGTGGTGAAGATCAGGTTCACGTAGGTAAGTTTTCCATGGCGGAAGAAAAAACACTAAATAATCTGTATAATGATCTTTCTGAAGAAAACAAAGAACTTTTTAATAATATTATTAAGACAGATGAAGGTGTTGCTAGTTTAATTAAGTTTGCTACCCAACAAGGATATTAATATGTCAGCTGTATATAAACTCTTAGGTCCTGAAATAAGCATTTCTTCTGCTAACACTGTATCTTTGTCTAAAGTAGTTAGAATTGTAAACACCGCTAATGCTTTATCAGTTCTACAATTAACTAGCGGTGGCGCTAATACAGCGAACACCACTCTTGCACCTTACGAAGTTCTTATAGTTGAAAAAAATACTTCAGAAACAGTAGGTGGAACTAATTTACGCGCAGCTCCTCTTGCTTACAGGAATTAAGTAAATGAAACTTATTACCGAAATTAACGAAGAAGTAAAGTATATCTCAGAAGAAGGTTCAGAAGGTAAAAAGAACCTATTCATTGAAGGCATTTTTCTTCAAGGCGGTCTAGTTAACCGTAATGGTAGAATGTATGACCCAGAAATTCTGAATAATGAAGTAGCAAGATATACTAAAGAAAATATTGATAAGGGCCGCGCATACGGTGAATTAGGTCATCCATCTGGGCCATCTATTAACTTAGAGCGCGTTTGCATGATGATTAAGTCCCTTCGTAGAGAGGGTAATAACTTCATTGGTAAAGCTAAGATTATGGATACACCTTACGGTAATATCGTAAAGAATCTTATGTCTGAAGGTGCTAACCTAGGTGTTTCTTCTAGAGGAATGGGATCTCTTAGAGAAGTTAACGGTGTAAATGTAGTTCAAGATGACTTTTATCTTGCTACTGCTGCAGACATTGTTGCCGATCCTTCCGCCCCTGACGCTTATGTAAATGGTGTCATGGAAGGCGTAGAGTGGGTCTGGGACAATGGGGTAATTAAAGCGCAGACAGTAGAAGCTCATAAAAATATTATTAAGAACACTTCAAAGGCTAACTTGTCAGAAGCTAAGCTCAGAGTATTCCAACATTTCCTATCAAAACTATAATTTTGATAAATAATTCATACAACTTAAGGAGAAAATAATGTCTGATAAAGAAATTATTCAAACTGATGAGGACAATGTAGAAGTTGTTTCAGAAGCTGATGCTTCAACAAACATGGCTTCTATTGCCTCTAAGCCAACAGGTATTTCACGTTCTGATCTTATTGCAAAGATGGTTGCTTATGCATCTCAGATGAATAAGGACTCACTTGCTCAGGCAGTAGAGACACTTTCTAAGACAAACGACGAAATTTATGCTTCTACTCAGCAGGCTGATGGTGATGCAGAGAAGAACAAGGCAACTATTAAGTCAGCTGGTAAGCCTGCTGATCCAATGCCTTCAGTTAAGGAAGATCTTGCTCTTCTTTTCGGTGGTTCTGATGAGCTCTCAGAAGATTTCAGAATCAAGACCGAAACACTTTTCGAAGCAGCTGTTTCAACTCGTGTAGCAATGGAAGTTGCTAAGCTTGAAGAGCAGTTTGAAGAAGCACAGAAAGAACTAGAAGAGAACTTTGAAACAACTCTTCAGGAATCTCTTGAAGAAATTAAGCAGGAAATGCTTGAAAACGTTGACAACTATCTCAACTATGCAGTTGCAGAGTGGATTTCAGAGAATAAGCTTGCTATTGAGAGCAATGTTCGCACACAGGTAGCTGAGTCATTCATGAGCAGCCTCAAGAACGTTTTTGAAGAGCATTATGTAAATATTCCTCAGGATAAAGTAGATGTAGTTGAGTCACTCGCTGACGAAGTTGCAGAGCTCAAGGCTCAGATCAACGAGATGACTGAAAAGAACATCGAATTATCAAAGACTCTTCAAGAGAAAGAAGTAGAAGAGATTGCTTCTAATATCTCTGAGGGAATGACAGATACACAGAAGGAAAAGTTTTTAAAGCTTACAGAAGCTATTAACTTCTCTTCTGCTGATGAGTTTCGCAAGAAGGTCTCGATTATTAAAGAAACATACTTCCCTCCCAAGCGCGAAGTTAGAGCTGTGCAGGATCAACTTCTTAGCGAAAGCGTAGAGGAGCCAGAAAAGGCAGCTTCTATTGATCCAGAAATGCAAGTCTATGTTTCTTCAATTACAAGAACACTTAAAAAGTCCTAATTTATAAATAATTAACATAACCTCTAAAGGAGAAAACAATGATTGGTTTTAATGAACAAATTGTAGCAAAGTGGAAGCCAGTGCTTGAGCACGGCGACCTTCCAAAGATTGGCGACGCTCACAAGCGTAATGTCACTGCTGTTCTTCTTGAGAACACAGAGAGAGCCTTTCGTGAAGCTAACGGCACAAGCGGTCCTCAGTCACTCTTCGAGTCACCAACTAACTCAGTAGGTACTGGTGGATACGGTGGTATTGCTAACGTTTCTGGCGCAGCTGGTTACGATCCAATTCTTATCTCTCTCATCCGTCGTGCAATGCCTAACCTCATTGCTTATGACATCTGCGGCGTACAGCCAATGACAGGACCAACTGGTCTTATCTTCGCAATGCGTTCACAGTATGCAAACAGCACTGCAAAGGGCACTGAAGCTTTCTACGACGAAGCAAACACTGGCTTCTCTTCAGTTCCATCAGGAGCTAACACAATCGGTAATGCTCACACTGGTACTTCAGGTGCATTCGCCGTTGCTTCAGGCGCTGATGCATATAACTTCTCTGGTGGTATGACTACTACTCAGTCAGAAGACCTAGGTTCAGGCACTACATTCCCTGAAATGGCCTTCTCAATTGACAAGGTTTCAGTAACAGCACGTTCACGCGCTCTAAAGGCTGAATACACAATGGAACTCGCTCAGGACCTCAAGGCTGTTCATGGTCTTGATGCTGAGACTGAGCTTGCAAACATTCTTCAGTCAGAAATTCTTGCAGAAATCAACCGTGAAGTAGTTCGTACAATCAACCTT